TATAAATAATATTACTTCTTTAGGAGTTTAACTACAATGGCAAAGACATTATCAGAATCCGCTGCTGAAATTCTAAAAGCATCAATGAATGCTGCAAAGGATCCAATGCAGAAAGTAGAGGGTGAGGTTCAAGACCTCGGTGGTGCAACAAACGACAATCCAGATGGTGGAGAAGTCGGTAAGAAGGCTGCATCAATGGCAGGTGTTGCTGCAAAACCAGCCGCAAAGGGCGACGCAAAAGCTGCAAAGACACAGGCTATGGAAGAGACTGAAACAGAAGCCTCTGAAACAGCAGAAGTTGTAGCAGAAGAATCTGCAGAAGAAACTGTTGAAACGTCAGAGACTGCAGAAATTGTTGCTGAAACAACAGAAGAGACTGCAGAAGAAGTTGTTGAAATCTCCGAAGAAGATCTAGCAGAAGCAAAGAAGCAGATGAAAATGGACCTAGTTGCAAAGCACAAGGGTTCAATGGCAGAAGACGTTGATGCTCTATTCAATGGCGAATCTCTTTCAGAAGAATTCCGCACGAAAGCAACAACGATTTTCGAAGCAGCTGTTCAATCTCGTGTTGAGAAGATCGTCGAAGACGTTCTTGCCGACAATGACAAGATCCTAGAAGAAGCCGTTGAAGAAATTAAGTCAGAACTCGAAACGCAAGTTGATGAATATCTCAACTATGTTGTTGAACAATGGGTTCAAGACAATCAAGTCGCAATTGAGACAGGTCTACGCGCCGAACTCGTTGATGACTTTATCAGCGGTCTAAAGAATCTATTCGCAGAACACTACATTGAAATTCCAGATGAGAAGGTTGATGTTGCTGAAGAGCTAGCAGTTAAAGTTGTTGAACTCGAAGAGTCAGCAGTAAAGATTGCTGAAGAATCAGAAGCAAAGATCAAATCTCTTACAGAAGAACTCAATGCAGCAAAGAAGCATGAAGCAATTCGCAAGATTTGTGAAGGTTTAACCGAAGTACAAATCGGCAAAATGAAATCGCTCGCAGAGGGCGTGGAGTTCACCACAGAGGGTGAGTTTAATAATAAGCTCGCAGTAATTCGCGAGAACTACTTCCCAGCCAATAAAGTGACAAGTGAGGTTAAGGCTGTACAGGAAACGACGGTTTCCGAAGAAACCCCAGAAGTAGCACAAGTTCATGGTCTAATGGCACATTATGTTAAGTCTCTATCAAAAACGGCTCCAAAAGCCTAATTTTATTTAACTGAGGTATCACTTATGTCGTATATTAACGAAACATACACAAAGAAGTGGGCACCAGTTCTTGATCACCCAGAACTCCCAGCAATTACAGATCAGTACAAGCGTGCTGTAACAGCTCTCGTTCTCGAAAATCAAGAGCGTGCTCTACAAGAAGAAGCCCGTTCAATGCAAAACCTTTGGGAAGCATCACCTGCTAACGCAATGGGTGCAGGCGTCAATGGTCTAGCATCTGCTGCAGGCGCAACAGTTGCAGGATTTGACCCAGTCCTAATCGGACTAGTCCGTCGTGCACTTCCAAACCTAATGGCTTATGACATCTGCGGCGTTCAGCCAATGACAGGTCCAACAGGTTTGATTTTTGCAATGCGTTCACAATACGCAAACGCAACATACGTTACAGGCGAAGCACTCTACAATGAAGCAAATACAGGCTATGCTGGTGCAGCTGGCGCAGCTCCACTTGCAACATTGTCAGGTAACATTGCCAAGTATGAACTTGCAAACACTGGTACAGGCGTTGCAACAGCAACAGCTGAAGACTTTGGTGGCGCAACAACTCTAAACTATATGGGCTTCCAGATCGATCGCGTTGCTGTTACAGCCAAGTCACGTGGCTTGCAAGCAGCTTACACGCTCGAACTTGCTCAAGATCTCAAGGCAATTCACGGTCTCGATGCAGAAACAGAATTGACAAATATTTTGTCAACTGAAATTCAACTGCTAACGTAGGTATCCTTGGTGCTGCAACAGCAACAATGAACCTAAACCTAGATGCTGCAAACAACGGCACATCAGGTCGCTGGCAGGTTGAGAAGTACAAGTCAATCTTGTTTGCAATCGAAAGAGCAGCAAATAAGATCGCCAAGGACACACGTCGCGGCAAGGGTAATATCCTCATCCTATCAACGGATGTTGCATCAGCCCTAGCAATGACAGGTCTCCTAGACTACAACTCAGCATTGTCAAATAACACAAACCTCGCAGTTGACGACACAGGCAACACATTCGCTGGTACACTCTTCGGACGTATCAAGGTCTATGTTGATCCATATTCTGTCGCAAATGCAGACTATGTTGTTGTTGGCTATAAGGGTGCAAATCCTTATGACGCTGGCTTGTTCTACTGCCCATACGTCCCACTACAAATGGTCCGCGCTGTAGACCCATCAACGTACCAACCAAAGGTTGGATTCAAGACACGTTATGGTCTCGTTGCAAATCCATTCGCAACAGGTGCTGGTCTCGGTGTTCTCGCAAATAACACCAACATGTACTATCGTCGCTTCCAAGTCGAAAACATCAATCAATAATTGATGCTTGGAAAAAGTTTGCCAACTTACTAAAAATAACAAGGCGAAACGAATCGGGGAGAGTCGAAAGACTCTCCCCTTTTTTTATTCCCTAAATAGTATTATTGATTTACGAGACTTATAGATGACAGCACTAAATCGAAATCCAAGCAATATCAATTTATTGCAAAGCACAAAATTTAGAGTGACGTTTGAGCGATTAAAAGGGCTCACTTATTTTTGTCAATCAGCAAATTTTCCTGGAGTCTCGCTCACTGAAATTGTTAGACCAACACCATTTGTTGATTTATATCATCCAGGAGAAAAATTAGTTTATGACACTTTCAATGTCACATTTTTGGTCAATGAAGATCTCGCGACATGGACAGAGATTCATGATTGGATTCGTGGACTGACATTCCCAACGAATTTTGAAGAATATGTAAATCTGTCAAGACAATCTCCAGGAACGATTACTCGAAGCAATCTTACACGTCAGCCACCAGTTTACTCTGATGCAACTTTGACAATGTTTTCAAACAAAAACAATCCAACATTCAGAGTTAAATTTGTTGATTTGTTTCCAACAAGTTTATCAACAATCATGTTCAATACTGGTGACACTGCTGAGAATATCATGACAGCAGACGCTACATTTCGATTCTCTTATTATAACTATGAGAAAGTTTAGTTAATATAGAGTTATTCATTCATACCACACATAGTGGATTATACTGACTAAATCAAGCAAGGACAAACTTGCAATAGTTTGTTTTTTATGATGATTTGTTATATGCTTACTGTATGAAAATAGAAACACCGCCTCTTGAAGAATTAATGTTGCAGTGGGAAAAGGATTCCGAAGTTGATATGACGGAACCTGGTAAAGAAATCTTGCGCATTCCAATTCTACACAACAAATATAACAAATACCTTTCATTGCATAATCTTGCTGCTCGAAGAGCAGACATGGAATATGATAAGATGAAAAAGATTAAATGGATGTATTACACTGGTAAGTTAGATCAAGAAGAACTTGATAAACTTGGGTGGGAACCATTTCGATTCACACTTAAATCAGATATTGGTGTATATCTTGATGGTGATGATGATCTCACAAAACTAAAACGCAAAAGAACTTATCATGAAGAAGCTGCAAGTTTTTGCACCAATGTTATGAAAGAATTGAACAATCGTACGTGGCAATTGAAAGAATACATGGGTTGGGAGAAGTTCATTCAAGGTGCTCGATGATTGAACACGTTGTCGTTGAAAAAATCAGTAACATCTACGTATGGCATCATTCGAGAGATGTCAGAGTTCTTTACATTCTCAACTCCAGGCTATCAATTCTCGCCAGCCTTTCGAAACAAATATTGGGATGGCAAGATTCGCCTTCTAAATACAAACACCAAACAGATCTATGTTGGTCTTGTTCCGTATATCAAAAAGTTTTGCAAGGATAGCAATTATGGGTTTGAATATCTCGACGAAGAAAAAGAAGTCCATCCAATTGACACGAAAAATCTCGCAACTGCTCTATCACTTCCAATGGAGCCGAGAGATTATCAGTATCTCGCTTCTAGCGTCGGACTTACGAAAAAGAGAACTGTACTCATTTCACCAACCGCGAGTGGAAAATCGTTAATCATCTACATGATGATTCGTCACCTGTTGAACACAGGTAAGAAGCGAGGATTGTTGATTGTTCCTACGATCAACCTCGTCACTCAGATGCACTCTGACTTTAAAAACTATTCCAGCAACAATGGCTGGGATGTGGACAAATACTGCCAAAAGATTTATGGTGGTGAGAGTAAAATTCCAGATACAGATTTAATAATTTCTACTTGGCAAAGTATCTACGACATGCCAAAGAAATACTTCACTCAATTTGATTTTATTATTGGCGACGAAGCGCATACGTTCAAAGCAAAGTCATTGACTAGCATCATGACTAAACTTATCAACTGCGATGTACGCATTGGTACAACTGGTACGCTTGATGACAGCAAAGTAAACAAACTCGTTCTTGAGGGTTTATTCGGACCAACATTTAAAGTCATTTCTACAAAAGAACTTATTGAACGCAAACAACTTGCCAACTTTAGCATCAAGTGTGTTGTGTTGAAATATCCTGAGATAGTTTGTAAGACAGTCAAAGGATTTACATATCCTGATGAAATGAATTTTCTGACACAACATGAAGGCAGAAACAAGTTCATTACTGATCTTGCTCTTACTCTTAATGGAAATACATTAGTTTTATTTACTTATGTTGAAAAACACGGTAAACTATTATATGAATGGATACAAGAGAAGGCTGGCAACCGCAAAGTCTTTTTTATTCATGGTGGGGTTGAGGCTGAAGATCGCGAAGCAGTGAGACATATCACTGAACAAGAAAATGATGCGATCATTGTAGCGAGTTATGGAACGTTC